CGCCGCTGCGACTTCCGTGATGTTGTCGAAGCCAGCGTCGTAAACGAGGGCGGAGACGGTCGTGTTGACGTACTCTGGGACGCCCGAGTTGACGGCGCTGATCTTGAGGATTTCGTTGGCTTGGGGGTTGGTCTCGGTCAGGTTCGTGCCGCTGAGCGGGCCAGCGCCGGGGAGTGCTTGGGCCTCGAACTTGTTGTTCGACGTGAAGACAATGGTGTCGCCGAGGCTCGGAGAGTTGCTCGTGAAGTCCACGTCACTGAGGTTGGCAAGCTGGATCGGGCTGTTGCTGGCCGAGTTCTGGAGCGTCTGGATGTTACCAGCGAGCAGGCTGATCTCGGAAGTGAGTTGGCCGAGTGCGTCTACGGTGAGTTGGCTCGTCGCGCCTACGGTCGAGGTGGCGAGGGCCGTGATGTAACCCGTGCTGGCGTCGGCCATGGCAGAGGTGCCGAGCAGGCCGATTTCGGTGGTCAGGTCGGCGAGGTCGGCTAGGTCTTGAACGGTGGCAGCGTCGCCAAGGTTGCTGAGGTCTTGGACAACGGCAGCGGTGCCGAGGAGTGCGATCTCGGCAGAGACAGGGCCAAGGTTGCTGATCTCGGTTGCATATGGCGCAAGCGTATTGATCTCCGTCGAGACGCCACTGATGTTGCTGATCTCGAGGTTACTTGGGCCAGTCGCGTTGTCGCCAAATCTGCTCATGGTTAGGTCCGTTCGATGATGTCGAGGTGGACGTGGATGCCGTCGGAGGTGCCCACCTTGATGCGGATAGTGTTACCCTTGTTGAGCACCATGGTCGTCCCGCCGGGGCATAGGTCTTCGGCTCCACGAGCTTTAACGTGGGCGTCGCGCATGAGGTACTTGCCGTTGAGCTCGAGGTCGTATTCGACTGAGAGGTCGTCGTTGGCGACGTTGACGATACGCAGTCCCGTGATGAGCGTGTTCTTGTCGTTCGCGCCGTTGAGGGCGGTGTGGATCGTGTGCCAAGTGCCTGTAGCGAGGCCAGTCTGTCCGGGCCATACGACTGCGCTGAGGGTGGAGGGCATGGTCTTTCCTTACGTCAGAATGAGCGGGCCGATGACCAACACGTCTTCGAGGTCAACGAGGGCCGCTGCTGCTTGGATGTCGCTCGATACGGCGGCGAGCGTGCTGATCTGGCTGCTGAGAGGGCCAAGGGTGGTGAGGTTGGCCGCAAAGGTCGGGATCGTCGTGACGGTCTCGATGTCGTCGAAGTCGTCGGCCAGATCGTTAATGTCCGTGATGTTGCTGTAGAGGGTCGCGATGCTCGTGCTGATCGCGGCCTCCACGGCTAGGTAGCCAGCGTCGGTGAGGGTCGAGTTGATGCTGGCGAGGTTCGTCGTGTTCGTAGCCACGTCAGTGGTGAGCTGCGTCTGCGTGTTGCTGATGCTGGTGGCAGATGCGTCGAGCGCGGTCTGGCTCGTTTGGATGGAGGCGAGCTGCGTGGCGTTCGTTTGCTGGGCCGTTTGGACGGCTGCGATGTCGGTGGTGTTCTGATTGGCGACGGACTGAACTGACGCGAGCAGCGTGTTTGCTGAGCTGAGCGTGTTGTTGGCGGAGGTGATCTGGTTCGCCGAGGTGGTCAGGTTGGCGTTGATATTGCCTTCGATGGTCTGGATGTCGGCGTAGATCGTGTCGATCTGGGACTTGGTCGTGGTGGCAGAGGTGGCTGCTGCTTGTGCGAGCGTAAGTGAGCCAGTGGTTGGGTCTTCAAACGCATCAACGGCGGTCGTGATCTGGTTGAGGTAGCCGAGCGCGTCCGACGCGCTTTGCGCAGCTTCTGCCGCCTTCTGAGTGGCAACCTGCTCAGCAGTGTCGGCCACGCCTGCGGTGTCGAAAAGGAGGTCGGTGTTGGCGGAAGCCTCGAAGGCTTCGGCGGTGGCAAAGCTCTGGTTGTCGGCGTTGACGATGTAGAGCTTGGTGCCGAGGATCACCATCTCGAGCTGGTTGTAGGTCGTGTGAGTAGCGAATATACCGCCGGAGCGGAGAACGGGCTGGATGTCGGTCCAGCCAGTGTTGGGATCTGAGTAGATGCCGACACGGATCTGGAGCTGCGAGTTGCTGGTGCGGAACTCGAAGAGGTCCGCGTTGAACTGGCCACTCGAGTTGAAGATGTCCGACATGAGGTCGGACAGAGACCGGCCACCCCGCTCGGCGTGCTCGAGGTAGGTATCGAGAACGTGCTCGCCCGTGTACTCGCTGACAAAGCGAATGCGCTCGGCGCGAGGCCGAGTTGGGGTAAAGCCCTGCGCGTTGTTCTCGGTGTAGTGAGCCATCAGTAGATGCCCATATCCTTCATGTACTTAACAACGGCGGCGCGAGTTGGCTGGCGGGCTAGGTCGTCGAGGAAGCGGGTCATCTCGCCCTCAAGACTGTCGTGCCGCTGGTTGAGCTCGGTCATGGATTGGCGGGCTTCAGCGAGGTAGCCCGTGACGCGACTGCGCTCGGCTTCGATCTCAGTGCTGAGAGCTTCGAGGATGGTTTGCAGAACGTCGCGCTCCTTGGCGCTCAGGTTCTGTAACTGAGCACGGAGGACAATGTTCTTGCTGGGGTCGAGACGGTTGGTAGCCATGTCACTTCCTGCTCTTGGTGCCACTGCACTTCCAGCGTTTACGGCTGAGACGCAGAGGCGAGTTGGGGTCTTTCGCGGCCTTGGGGTGGCGCTTCATCTGGCCAGCGGATCGACTGCAATAGCTGTCCCCTTTTGAGGTGCCGGGGCGCACGCGGGGGCCGCCGCCTTTGGCGGAGCCCGCTTGGCCGTAGCTGACGCGCCTGCCGGAGGCCGTGACTTTGACCTTGGCTTTTCCTTTGGCTGGCTTGGCCATCACTTCTTCTTCTTCGCGAACTTGCCCGTCTTGTTCTTCATCGACTTGTAGACCTTGGGGTCGATGGTCGATTTGGACTTCGAGCGGGACTTGCCCGCCTTCTTGCGGGCGTTGATGTTGTCGTAGAGACCGCGCGGCATGGGACTACTTCCTCTTGCCGATGACACCGGGCTTGGTCGCGCCGGTCTTGCGGGCGGAAGAGGTCTTGCCCGCCTTGGATTTGGCTGGCTTTTTGGCGGGAGCTTTCTTCATGTAACCGGGCATAGTGCGCGTCCTTGTTGGTTTGGATGGGCGCACTATGGCTGAGAGGGTTCGGCCCTGTCGTCCCGGTCAGCGGGGCATCGGAATGAGGTTTCCGCGCTCTACATCGCGCTGGATGGTCTCGGCCTCTTGGATCTTTCCGGTCGCGCCACGGTCGGCTTGAGCCATGGCCATTTGCTGGCTGGGGCTGAGGCCGTTCTGCCGGAGCTCTTGTGGCGTGATGCGGAAGCGGTCGAGGTCTGAGACGCCCATTGAACGGATGGCTTCCTCGGTGATCTGAGACATGTCGAACTCCATGTTCAGGCCCGTGGTGTTCATGATCTGGATCATCTGCATCCACACGTTCGGATCGCGAGTTGGCTCGAGCGGGAGTGAGCCGTCGATTACGAGATAGTCGATGTCACCGTCCAGCATGTTCGGCGTGAAGTCGAGGTAGCCATCGTTGGTGATGGATTGCAGGTTGGCCGGAAGCGACTTGGGGTTCACCTGCACCGAGCCAGATGCGGCGACGGCATCTTGGATGTTGCCGATCATCATGCGGACCATGGGCCGGATGGTCTGGGCGGAGGTCAGGCGGCTGAGTACGCCGAGGCGCTGAGAGCCGAGTTGGGTCAGGCGCTGGATCTCGGTCGCGGTGCGCACGTCGGAGGTGGGCACGCCCTGCTGGGCGTCGGATGCGGCTGAGACGCGCTGCTTGAGATCGGCCATGGCGGCGATGTCGTTGAAGTGGCCACGGGTCACGTCTGGGATCTGGCTGATGAACAGGCCCTCGCCGGGGTTTGTGCCGGGGAGCGTGCGCACAATACCGAAGGGGTTGCGGTCGATCAGGTCGCTGATGTGAATGCGGCTCGGGTCAGCGAAGATGAGGTTGGTCATCGTCGCGGAGATGTTGTCGATACGACTGCGCAGCAGGTACGTCGCGATGTGGTGCATCGGAAGGAGCAGATCATAAAGGCTCTGCGAAAAGGTCTTGTGGCTGTCGTGGTAGAGGCTGCCAAAGACGAACGGCAGTTGTTTGCCGTAAGGATTGAGCTGGAAGCGGATGCACACCTCTTCGTCGAGGATGGTCGCGGTCAGGTAGACGGTGCCAGCTTGTGGCATGCCGATCTCCCAGCCCTGCACGCGGAACCAGATTTCGTCCACGGTGCGGGCGGAGCCAAGCTGGAAGGAAGAGCTGTCTTCGGTGGTGGGGTTGAAGACGGGGTCCACGTTGAGACCCTGC